GTAATACACAAACAAATAGGCTTGCGTATCGTCCGGGGAAGGATACAAATACAAGGAAGTGGGAACAGAACGCTGTACATAGAATTGTGCAGGCCTAGACTGCGTGTTCTTGTTTGGCGTGTGTAACCACTCTGCACGGCTGATTCGATCAATAGTTATGTCTTGCTGAGTGCTTTGACCGCTATTGGTGCGGATCACCGCAGACAAAACATTCACCGTATCTGTTGGCAATATGTATTCGTGCGTCCCTGCAACCAAGGTTACTTGTCGTTGCTCAATTGTCCAAAGATTAAGCCCGCGATTTGCCCATTCTGCAAAAATAAGATTGAGCGACCGCAACGCGGTTTTCATGTCGTAGCCAGACCTTGCCTCTAAGCCACAACGCTCATAAGCCTCAACAATTAAGTCGTCAAACTGAAGATCAAAGTTGGCTACGCCAGAAGTAGTCATGGATTAATAGATCCTAGCTTTACTGGAACGAGCAGCACCTGAACCACGCACCGTGACCTCCTCGCCAATCCCGCCTTTAGATGCGCCGCCGGACATTCCTGTCTTAGCCTTCATCATGCCTCCGCCTGCTGCCATCTTGGCCTTCATCATGCCCCCTTTGGCCATTTTTCCCTTACCATCGGCAGCAAAAACCGGAACCATTTTTCCGTCTTTTTTTACCATAGGCAGTGTTTTAGCCGAAGCACCTTTTTTAGCCATGCCGCCACTTTTCATCATCTTAGAATTCATCATTTTTCTTGCTCCTGATACAGGTTGTTAAAAGTTTCTGCCATATCCATGTACGAATCATCTTGCTCCGCACAATGAATCCACTGATTTGGCCTGAAATCAGGCGCTCCTTGTCCCGTTACCCAATAAGCCGGACTGGTTACCCGAACCCGGTTGTTGGGCAGTGCAACAACGTTTCCTGTCCACTTACCCGCATCCGTCAGTATCAAAACATGGCTCTGCTTGTGCTGCGACGGATCTTCAGACACGTCGCTCTGTGCATAGTCTACCGTGAACAAGTATCTGCCGGTGAAAAATTCATTGTTGATTTTGCACAGCCAAGGGGAGGGTTTTGCCCTATCTAAGCTGATAATTGCATGGTTGTACGAGTTGCAGTCCCAAGGTTGTGCCAAGTGGTTCTGCATGCGCTCAGGCCACTCCTCCAAGGGGATGTCCCCTACCAAAGCAGCAAGGGGCATCCGCGCCCACATCGCACCGCCATGCACGTTTTCCCCGTCTTCCGCCTCAAGTCCTGTAAAAATTACCTGAAAGCTCAAGCTACGGTCTGGGATGGTTGTAACTGCAACCGCCAAACCATGAAGATACTCACCCTGATACTTCTGGTGCGCGTTCGTAAATTCCCGACGAACCCAACACTTAAAATACGGGATGTTGCTTGTCAGGTACATTACTTCCCCGCCTGAATAAGCTGATCAATCTTTGCCTCAAGACGGTTAAACCGTTGGTCAATGTGGTCCGTAATCCGCTGAACCTCTGCATTTGTTGTGTAGTCCCTAGCAATTTCTTCTCGGGTTTTGTTCAACAAAATGTCAATTCGTTTGAGTTCGTCAAATTTCTCTCGAATGAAAAACCACAATCCGCCGACTGCGGCGGAAAGAACGGCTGACCAGATTGTATTGACTTCCATTTAGCACTTCCATCTTGCCAAGGCTGCTGCCTTACGGGTAGGCTTGCCCTTCTCATCCTTCATAGGACCGGGCATACCCGACATACGGGCACAAAATGATTTCTTACGGGATCCGCCTTGAGGCTGTGGAGCCTTCAAGTTACTGCCTGTGGCCGCGTTGTACTTAGCCCGTCCCTTAGCCGTCAGGCCCGCACCCTTAGAAATTGGCAACTTCTCGCCACGGCCCACCGAGAGTGATGGGCCTTTTTTTCTAAGAGATGCTTTGGCCATTTCAGTACATCTTGCACTTGGTTTTACCGCGAATGGCAGCCCCATCGCCACGGCCCGATGAAACGGAACCGCCGTCCTTAAACCCCATGCGTCCCATTCCTCTGCCCATTCCTCTGCCAATTCCTTGGGCAATTCCCCTTACACCGCCCGCAACGGCCTTTGCAGGGTTGGCTTCAAAATTCTTTTTCATTGCAGGAGCGGCTTCCTTAACAGCTGGACCAATTTTCCGGGCTGCTTGCTGTATTTTTCCAAAAAACCCTCTTCGCGCTGGACCCATTTCAGCACCGGGGGGAGCTTTTGGAGGAGCAGCAGGAGCAGAGGCTTGGGCCTTTTGAATTGCAGGCTCTACTGTCTTGGCACCCATAGCTGCTGCACCCATAGGGGCAGATTTTTTTAAACCGCGTGCTAATTTCTTTAAAATTCCCATGATTTTTCCCCTTTATCCGTAAAAAATATTAACAACAGCTACGTTGTCCATGTAGGCATAGACACCTTTAAGTGCTAACACCCCATCTTGTGGGATTTCAGGAGCATTGTTAAAGATGTCTGTCGCCGACGACTCGTATGTCAAGAGCCACGAACCGCCGCCGCTGACGTATACCGCTGCGGGACTGCCTGTGATAGACCCAGTGTTGATATCATTAAGCGTAAAGCTGTTCGCATCAACTCTGGTAATGACATAGTTGCCATCCGTAGCCGAGGGAAACGCTTCAAAGTGAATTCCAACAACATCCCCGGTGACTAGACCGTGAGCCGTCTTAGATACTGTTACGAGTGTTCCCGTGCGCCCGTACGTAACACTCGAAGTCACAGGGGCAGTAGCAGTATCAAAAACTGCCAATGTCCCTGCTGAAGCTGTTCCTACAAAAGAAAGTGCCTTGACGCGATTGCGCCCCAGCACTAAAAAACCGCTTTGGTTTATGTGCGCTTGTTTGACATCAGTTGCCATCTTTTTGCTCCGGTTCTTCTCGGTTGAGTTCTGTTATCAAAACATCAACCATTGCAATTGCGCCATTAGCCTGCTGGATGAGGTCCAGATACTTTTGCCTTTGCTCAAGTGCCTGATTCCTCAACCCCAGCAGGTATTCCTCATCCAACGCAGCCATTAGGCGTTGAAGTTAGCGGCAGTAGCAGCCAAGAGGTAGTAGTCACTACCTGCAATCTTGACACGTAGGCCGTGGGTGATTTCATTCACGTTGGTGATCGTGCCAGTTGCAGCCAACTTAGCGCCTGCAACAGTGACACCGGCCAAGTTCAACAAATAGCCGTTGGTATCGACAGTCGCTTTGCCTGTACCGTTAACCGAAGCGTAAATCAGCGAAGTTGTTGTGCCAGTAGAAGCACCAGAACCAGCGTTCAACTCGATTTCAACAGGGGAGTAGGTGCCAGAAGAGGTACCGGCAGAAAGGGTCAACTCAGCAACAAAGGCTGAACCTAGACCAGTCGTGCTACCAGTAGCACCGTAAGTGACTTCGGCTTTCAAAGCGTTAGAAAACGAACCCAGAGCGACGTTAGTGTCCATCTGGAATAAGGTGCGTCCGCCCGTGCCGCCAACACCCGTCATTGTGACGGCAGTGGTGTTCGCGTTAAAGGCGGAGGCACCAGTGGAAGAATTGGAAATCGTGGTGAGAAAGCCGTTTTGCGAAGCAACTGGGCCGGAGAATGTGGTCAATGCCATGATTTTTTCCTTACATGCAAGTTAGGCGTATCTGTCTGCATGTCGTCAGCCGGGACTGTCAGATACACCGGAAAGCCCGGAATGTGCTCAATATACACCAAAAGAAAAAGGGGCACAAGGCCCCTTTTTCATGTTTTCCAGCCGCTTATGCAGCGCCGGGAGAACCGTAGATACCGCGTGGATCGCTGAAGCCAAAGCTGTAGCGCTCACGGGCCTTGTATCGCACGTTGCCTGTTTCAAAATCGCCTTCAAAAGCAGTCTTGACAGGTGAACGGTTGAACATCTGTGTCTGTCAAGTAGTGATTGACAACATAGCCTTCAGGGATCAAGCCCATGGACACAATCGCATTGATGTCGTTATCCGCTGTTGCAACACGCAAAGAAGTTTTCATCAAACGCTCAGCAGTAAACTGAAGTTCTTTTGGAACAACCAGTTTGCGGGCGGTCAATGCTACTTTCAATCCACGTTCATCAGTGAATGCAGCAATATCAATGATGCCTTGTTCCAATGAGGTTTCATTCAAATCGGCAGCAACTGTTGGACGATTTGAAAAGTCAGGGCCCATTGCAGTAGGGTGAGCGGTGGACATCAAAGCCACGCCGTCGCCGCCTGCAAAAGAACCACCAGTGAAACCATTGTTCAGCACGGAAGCAGCTTTTACTTGCTTGGTGTTGGACATGGAACGGGCCAGTGCCTTGGTGTAGCGCACAGACAAACGATCATAGAGGTTATCTTCAATCGCTTCTTCTGTTAGCGCAAACGCCATGGCGATGGTTTCATGCGTGTACCGAGCGGTAAACGATTCCTGAGCGGTATCGTATGCCATGCCAGCACCCTCTGTTTTCACAGGGGCAGAACCAAAGCCAGTCAACATGACCTCTTCTTCAAAAGCACGGTCAGATGTCTCAATAGAGAAAATCTGCTCATGCTCATTTTCATAACGCTTGTATTCCAGACCAAACAAAGCATTCAGTCCGGGCTCAAGTTCCTTAACCAGTTGGGAACGGGTAATTGCCATGATTTATCTCCTTATTGACCAGCAACACCTGCACTACCGTACACGTGTTCGTTGATCTTGACTACCACCACGGCATTAGTGCCGAACTCATTGTTGACATCGTTGTACAAGCCAACGACCTTCAAGTTCAATGCTGCTGAGTTAGCAAGCGTGCTTGAGTCCAACTCCATGGTGGAGATGCCGGAAGTAGTGCTACCGCCTGTGCCAACGACATCAGCGTTTTTACCTACGTCAGCCGCCACAAAGCCTTCATCACATTGAATCAAGAACAACTGATTAGGATCATCAATCACATCAGCAATGATCTTGCCTGCTGTGATGTTGACAGAGCCCGGATAGTAGTTCTTAAAAGTTGGTTTGCCTGTAGTGGGATCAATGTAGTTGCAACCGTTAAACACGCCTACCGCAGCAGTGTGTGTAGCTGGAAGAAACCTAGTAATGAAACCCCCTGAAAGCGCAACCAAGTCACCTTGGAAAATTGTCCCGGCCTGACTATCAGCAATCTCGTAGCCATACTGCTTTTGAGCACCAGTAGCTGAAAGATTACCAATTGCACGCAGACCAAAGGCTTTATCGATATTAGCCATTTAAATCCCCTAAAAAATTGAAGTTATCAGTCTTACGACTGACGGAATGTTGTGCGAGAACTCCGTTCTGGAGCCTGAAGCCGCATTGAAGAGTGTGCGTTCTCACGCATCATCTCGTTGTCTACCGCATGTAACTGGTCCTGCGCCTTCTTACGGAAATAAGCATTTCTCTCATCAACCGTTTCATCTGGGATCCTAGCGAGTAAAAGTCCTCCAACAGAAACAACTCCGGCATGTTTGCCGTCGTCCATCGTTGGGAGCATGCCTCGATATTCTTCAGGAAGATCCTCGAGACGGACAAGTTCATATCCCTCACGAAGTTTGCTGTAGATGTTCTGGTTGTCAAGATTTCCATTGACTTCTGCGCGAAGCCAACGATGCTTATACCCCTCAGGGGCAGGTGGTGCATCTAAGCGCGAAGGAGGACTCCAAGGCTTGCGACGAGTTTCTTTTTCCCGAGTTTCGGAAGAACGAGCGGCTCTATCGATAGTGACTTTTTCAACCATGACTTACTCCTTTACGTACTTAGCATACTCTTCAAGAGGTACACCCAGTTTTTTTGCAATGGCAACCTGACTCGGCGATAACCGGACAGTTCTGCGCGCACTATTAATTCCGGAACTCCGGCTGGCAGGGGCAACAGCAGGCGCGGCACGCTGTTGTCTGATTTGAGAAGCAGAACCTGAGTTCTGAAAACGACTTGGAAACTCCGTTTGGAGCCTACGATCGAGCTCAGTATAGTATTCATCAGAACTGGGGTCAATACCTTCTTGACTCACCAACGTTTCATGTATGCCCCATGCGGCATAGGTCATTACACGGTCTTGGCCAAACCAAGGATTGCGCTCTGCCCATTCTTCCGCTTGCGGGCTAGGAGCGGCCCGTTGAGGCGGCTGATAAACCGGCGCTGGTTGCTGGTAGTTCTGTTGCTGGGGCTGCTGCTGATAGGCTTGAACCTGCTGTTCTTGAGTCTGTAACCACCCCGCAACTTGACGCTGCTCCATGGTTAAATCCGTCAAACGTTGGCTGGCTTCCGTCTCTGTATCAATGTCGCCCTCTTCACGGGCCTTGCGAATAATAGACTTTAGCGCCGTTTGCTGGGTATCAAGCCGTGTTTTAGCCTCATTCAGTCGGCTGTAGTCTGTGTGGACCAGTTTTTGTTGAAGCGTCTGGGTCTGGGTTTGCAGTCCTTTTGCATATTCAATTGCTGCTTGTTCCCGTCGTTCCGCCTCGCGCATGCGAGCAGTGAGCTTGGCAATACGCTTTTGAACCCCTTCATTGACGGTTTCTAACTCTTCTCGAGTAGAAGGAGCAGCGTTTTGTTCCTCACTGCTGGGCTCGGATGTTTCAAAGACTTCTGTTTTATTGGTTTCTGGAAGAGAAACGTCCGTTTCGGTCTCGTTTTCCCCTAGATCAAACTCTAATTGTGTGTCTGTTGCTGTTGCCATTGATTACCTCACATGTGCAGAATGTCTTCTGGGTCGTTTATGGTGGCCAAAATCTCGTCATCGTTGAGAATCCGGATCTCTCCACCGTCAATGGCCATACGCGCACCCGCGTAACGGCCAAAAATAATCCAATCCCCCTCCTTGCACCAAGAACCGGTGGGGAATTTGACTTCGTCCTTGTAAGCCAATGGACCTACAGACAGAACATATGCACAGGTGGTTGTGAGCTGCTGGCGATCAAGAGTTTGATCCGCTAATTCAATGCCGCCCTTGGTTTTGCGTGCGCCACGGTACGGCAGCACAATCACGCGCCATCCAGTGGCCGTAGGCAAGTGCTCTTTGATGTTTGAGACCTGCTCGTTGTGGTCTTTGCGAGCTTCGGCTGATGCAGCCGCATCAGCAACGGCCTTTGCAGCCGCCGCAGCGGCTTCTTCAGCCGCATCTTGTGCCCATTTCGCTTCTAACGCAGTAGTTTCTGTCATGTTGGCCCTCATTGGTTGGAATTCTTGCTAAGAAGCTCTTTTACAGCTTCCTCAACAAAACGAAATCCCTCTAAACGGCCCATCAAAAACCTGTACTGCTCCATATCCCGCACTGAACCAGACAAAATCATGTCACCCGTTTGTTTTTCGAGGCGACGAATTGCTGTCAACACAGTTTCTGAAAACTCAAGCATGGATTACTCCAATGAAGCAGACAATAAGGCCCTTGTCC